GGATACACACAAGACCGAACGATTTGCTATACTGACTGAGGTTGCCAGGTTCGATACGTCCATCGCGCATACCTTGGGCATCATCGTGGTGCAAACGGATGCAACGTCCGATGGTCTGAGAGATACCGATGAAGTCCATATTGCGGAGGAAAAGCACTGCTTCCAAACCACTGACGTTGATACCTTCAGCTAGGATGCTGTGGTGAAGAACCACAAACTTCTTAGAGTTATCCTTGCCCCAGGCAGATAGCGTATCGAAGAATACCTCACGGTTGACCTTCTGACCATCAATAACTGCGCCCGTCTTGGCAGTGATATACATCCAAGAATAACCGCGACACTCCAACTGGAAGCAGAAATCAGTTTCAGTCACCAGAGAGACGATTTGCTTGGTTGCCTTAGCACAAATCAAAATCTTGCCGACTTTGTTGTCATCAATCGTTTCCAGCAGGTTATCGGCATCGCGGTCATAGTTGGTCTGCTTGCCTTGCACCATCTCCAGTTGCTTGACAATCACTTTAGGGGGTACAATATAACCACCCTCAACCAACTCAGGGGCAGGAACTTTGCAGATTACTTGACCGTAGACTGCAGCATCATTCATACCTGCTTTGCCTACAGCTAGACTGTGCTTAGGTGTAGCAGTGAAGAAATAGCAGCGACGTGCATTAGCAGCGAAGTGCTCTGTTGCAGGGAAAAAGTGACGCTGAACTGAGTTATGTGCCTCATCAAAGTAGATGGTATCCACATCAATCTCTGCCACTTGAAGACGCGACAGGGAGTTGTAGGTAGTTACAATCAGGCGGTGATTGTCGGCATTTGCTTCAACCCAGTTGCGAATTTCACCAGGGCGAGTGGAACTGAAGTGGTGCGTTTCGCCACTGTGAACGTGCATCACTTCAGCATTGGTGATAAACTCTAGGAACTCAGAAGACAACTGCTCTGCAAGCAAAATGCGAGGAGCAACAACAACAATGGTCTGGGGAGTTTCAGACTGCAACTCGCGCAGAGCATCGTAAATCATCTTCAGCGTTTTTCCACCACCAGTAGGAACAATAATCTGGCCTTTAGCGTGCTTTTGCATAGCAGCAACGCCACGTTCTTGGTGAGGGCGGAGTTGGATTTGCATAATGTTGTCGGTCATACTATAGGGTCACTTTGGAGCTAAGTAACTTTAATTGGTCTTCTCTTGGTATTGCTTCAGTCGCTCAATCGCATCTCTCATTGTAGCACGACTGTATCCAGTTGCATACTCTGGTCTCTTCTCAGTTTCATCGGAAGAGTAATCAACTCCAGCACAAACATCATAACCTTGCTGGAGAGAGTTGATGATACTATCCAGCACAAAATCAGGGATTTGAATATAATTCATAGTTCTCAGTGGTTTGGTATCTAAAGACAAGAAGAATGGTGTTAGAGGCGCTTGTAGAGCGTGTTGATGAGGTTAATCAACCTCTATTGTTTGCTTGTGTTTTTTTGTCCGCCCATCTGAGGTTTCCAGGTTCATAGTTTCCGGAGTTGTCAATCCTATCAATAGAATGTGATTTTGTTGGTTTATTTCCCAGTACATTTGCAATGTAATCCCTAAATGGTTCATATTCATTCCATTCGGTAAAATATGTTATACCTCTTCCACCATAACGGTGATAGTTTGGATGTTTTGGATTGTTACATCTATTTTTAATCTGCCACCAGACATGATATAGGTTAGTGTTACTATCTCCGTGTTTTATTAGTGCTTTTTTCACATTTTGCAACCTAAAACAACCACAAGATGTTGTTTTGCCTGAAATAAAACTATCACTCCTTAAAATCGTTTCATTTCCACACTCACATTTTGCCCTCCAGAATACTCTATGATTTTTGTCTGTGTGAGAAACTTCAACAATAGTAAGTTTTCCAAATACATTACCCGACCAATTTTTCCTTTTATTGGACATACTAACCTCCAAACATATTATTATTTATAATAAACTATTTGGAGGTTAGTATTAGTCAAAAGAAAACATTTCGTCGAATAAGTTATTCATCTCACTCAATTCATTCTGGCGGTCAATCATATTTCGCATTTGAATAAGTTGGTCTTGTTCCAACTTGAGTTTCATAAGTTGGTCGCCAAGATGATGAAGTTTGTTGTTAATTTCCACTCGGTCCAAACCATTAACAGTGGTAACCATATGTTCCATACCGTTAATGATTTGGGGTTTTTCGGAAACTTTCATAATGTTGTCGGTCATACTATAGGTCCACTTTGGAGCTAAGTAACTTTAATTGCCCCTCAGCTTCCTGATGCTTGTGCTGCTGCTTTTGCTTTTGCTCTCATTCTAACCGCAACAGCATTGCTCCACTTACCACCACCTTCTTCATACTCTTTACGCATCTTGGCAAGAATCTCACTAGAAGATTTCTTAGTTTCTTGTGCTTTTGCAGTTTTCTCTTTACCTCTTGCACTAGCTCTTTCGCTCTTTGTCATACCAGCACCAGTTTCAGTTCTCCACTTTCTGTTTGTGCGGGTTGCTGGTTTCTCTTCTGCTTTCTTTGTTGAAAGAAGTTGAGATGCTTGTTTTGATAAGTCTTTGGGTTTTGCTTTTGCTGTGGTTGTTGCAGAACCACCTTTCTTAGCTGCTGCTCTTGCTTGTGCTGCTGCTCTACGTTCTGCTTTTACTTTTTCAGCATAAGATTGTGCGACTTCCTTACTTCCACGCTCTTTCTCTGGTTGTTGCTGACGTTGAGCAGCAGTCTTCTGACTTCCAATATCTTTGCGGGGTTTGTATGGACCAACAGGTTCCATCTTACCACCACCCACAGCTTTCATTCTGCGTATTTCGGCAGGTGTTTTCTTACGTTCTGGGCGAACCCTACCACCTGCTTGTGCAGTCTTAATTGTAGCAGCAAATCCAAGTCTCTTCGACTTGTCTTCAACTTCCTCACAAATAGACATGAACTGCTGAAAACTTCTCATCTTTATTGACTATAAACCCTTTTCAGGTATTTAGTCAATAGAAAGGGTCCAGCCTCTCAACTGGACCCAACCTTACTAATTATCTTCTTTCAGTTTATCTTGTGCCGATTTACTAATCTTGCAGACCATATCATTGTCATAGAAATACTTAACACGTTCGCGGCGAGTAGCAATTAGAATGTCATATTCTTCTTGTTGTTGTTTAGTGAAGGAGAAATCTTGACGACGCCAAGTATCTTTCAGTTCTCGGATGTAGGGAAGGACGTTAGGGATGTGTTCGGTCATTGTTTTGATAAGTTAAGGTTCAGTCTTTTGCAAGTTCTAGGTAATTGTAACCAATAACCTTGCGTCCTTCGTGTGTGCTTGTGTTAATCTTTACACCCTCACTTTCAAGTTTCTCAATACGACGATTTGTTGCATTGTTGAGTTTGGGAGTCCAATAGTTGCTTGTTTCAGTCATAATCAGTAATCGTAGTTTCCGTTGAGGTAATCATTCATATTGAAATTGTTTTCCTCTTCAATGAGGTCCGACAAATCTTGTTCGATGAAATCAAAACCTGAAGTTTCTTCAATTTGGATGTCATCAAAGCAGTCCATAGAATCATTCATCCTTACACTATAGGTCCAGTTTAGAGCTAAGTAACTTTAATTCATTCAAATTCAAGTGGTTTGTTTAGTCCTCTCCTTGGTGGAGGTTGATACTCTGGGAGCACAGAACCATCAATTACAACTTCAACTTTTTGTTGTTTATCTATTGGGAAGTGATTAACTCGAATTACACCATAGATGATAAAGAAGTTAGTGACAAGAATTTGTATGGTAATCAGTAGACGAATGAGTGCTACTTTATCTGCTTCCTTATCACATTTACTTGCTTTCTCTCCAAGTGCTTTAGCAACAAGCCGCCAAGCAGTTTTCTGTTTCTTCATAAATTGATTGACGAGACTTAATGTATTGTAGTTCTTTCCACTGACTTTGATAGCAAATCACAAGTAATCTTTCGTTTCTGTGAATGGGGCAACATTCCAGGTTTACTTCATCCTTTGGTCTAACAACATACTCAATGGTAATGTATTCTTTGTCTTTGAAATAAACCCACCCTTCTACACCTTTAGTCCATTCCACATAATCATTTACCTGTGGTTCGTATGTCATACAAAGAACTGTTCTACTCCTTGATAAT